AGGGCTTGGTTCTGCCTGAAGACACGGTGTTGACGCCGTATGATGCGTACAAGTTGGGTGGTCTTGACTACAAGATTGCTAAGTGTTTGATGCTTGATGCGCAAACGTATGAGCCGATCCCTGGTCGTTTCGTGTTGAAGCGTCAGGAGAGTGAGCGTTCTACGATCGAAGATGCGTTGCATGACAAGATCATTGGCAAGCATCCGCAGATTGTGTCGGATCGTTACGAGATCATTCAGAACTATGAGATGGTTGATCTGGTGAACGAGCTTGGTTTGCCTGTTACTACGGCTGGCACCATGTTCAACAGCAGCATGGCTTGGATGCTGCTTGATCTTGGCGAGTCATTTGCGTTTGCGGGTACTGAAGAAGCTACGAACCGGTTCTTGCTGGTTGCGACGCATCACGGTACTGGCAACTTTGTTGTGTACGTTGTGACTGTTCGTGTCGTGTGTCAGAACACGTACGATATTGCTACCCAGATGGGTGATCTGCGCTGGTCGATCAAGCATACGTCGTCTGCCAAGGATCGTTTGGTTGAGGCCCGTCAGGGTCTTGAGCGTGCGTACCGTGCGATGGATGACATGGATCGTGAGATCATAGAGTTGCTTGACAGGCCGTTCCGAGACTCGCAGTGGGTTGAGTTGAAGAATACGATTCAGCCTGAAGTTCATGCCAAGGTTGGTGAAAAGCGTAATGGTGAGTGGGGTCAGCTCAACACCAAGGCTTTCAATGCGGCTAAAGAAACCCGTGCGCAGCTTGATCGTATCTGGCGTAATGACAACGGTACGATCCCGAGTCATACCGCATTCCATGCGATCCAAGCTGTCAACGAGTATGAGCAGCATTACCACGGGCACGGCAAGAATCGTGACCAGCGGATGATGCAGAAGTTCATTAAGGGTGACATGCCGATGACCCGTACAGCTACCAAGCTGGTGAAGGAACTAGTAGGAGTCTGATGAATATTTCAATCAATAGAGTTGGTGACAAGTTCACTGTCCGATTCGATGTGCTTGGACTGGATGGTTGTGTGATGACCAATACTTTGGAACTTGGTTGGCAGGAAGCTGATGAGATTCAGCGGCTGCTTAATCAGCATTTGATGGACTGGCAGTTTGAAAACGATCCTCATTCGTTGAAGGATGGGGAAGTGCTGCCGTTCTAGTCCGAGCGTGCATGGTGCGTAGGGAGATCCTACGACGGGATTTCTTCATGGTTCCTTGTGAAACACACGCTTGTTGAGAGGGGGGTGGGTTGTTTTCTCCTAATTCGCAACCCATCCCCCTCGTTTTCTGGTACAATGGCAATAACAAACAAGGAGGCCATATGTTTGACGTAACTGCCGAATGGTATGACTATAAAGTCAAGCAAGAAGAAGAAGCAGGGCCAAAGCCTACGGCTGCTGGTACGTTGCTTCGGTGTTCAGATGCTGGTTCGTGCGAACGTCAGCGTGCCTTCAACGCCATCAATGCTAAGCCGACTGAGCGTCGGTCAGCCGAAACGATGCTTGCGTTCGAGCTAGGTAACGCTATCCATGCAAGCCTTCAGGACATGATGCTGGCATTGGATGACTTTGACACTCAAGTAGAGGTGCCAGTTGACTTGTCACCTATGGGTGTGTCGTTGTCAGGTCATTGCGATGCATTGGTTACAAGTAAAGATGGCCGCAATGTCGTTGTTGAAATCAAAACCATGTCCGGCTATGGGGCTGTGCGCACGTTCGGTAGTGAACCAAAGCGTGAGCATGTGGCCCAGGCTGGCCTGTATGCGGCTGGGTTGGACGCTGATGGCATTCTGATCGTGTATGTGGCAAAGGAAGCTGCGTACCGCAAGAGCGCCAGTGTACGGCCTGGTGAGGTTGCTCAGTGGTATTACGAATTGGATGAGGAGGTTTACCCTGGTGAATCTGTTCGTGATGTAATGCAGATGGAACTGCATCGCTTCGGTCGTGTTCAGCGATCTATTGAACAGAATCAACTGCCTGAACCGTTAGTGCAAGATGCAGAGAACGACTACGAAATGTTTCGTGTTGATCTGCCTGGTCCGTTTGACCAACCGTCCAAGCATCACCATTGGGAGTGTCGCTACTGCGTTTACAACACTGCTTGTGTTGAGCTTGGACCTAATAAAGTCGATCTATCTGAAGTGGAGGTACTTCAAATTGGCTGAGAAATATCCGAAGAAGATTTTGCTTGCGCTAGACGAGCGAACCTATGACTATCTGGCTGCTGTAGCTGAAGAGCAAGAGCGTTCGTTGTCTGCGCAAGTGCGGTTCTACATTAAGGAAGGAATGCGTAATGAAACAGCTTACTGATCTGGCTAAGCGAATCCCTGATAGTTACGTCAAGACCAAGCCAGGTGGTTTCCAAGCCGATTATGTGTCTCACGCTGACATCCAGCAAATTCTGTTGGCAAAGCTTGGGCCGTGCTCACAAGAAGTTACTCGTGTAATTACAAACGCTGAGGGTGTAGTGCAGGGCTGCGTGTTGCGTGTCTTGTACCACATTGATGGAGAAACATATGTTATTGAAGAAGCCGGAGATGTCGAACGACCCGGTTCAAACAATGGCGCGAATCTCAAGAACGCCGTTTCCGATGCGGTCAAGCGGTGTGCGATGCGAGTGGGTGTTGGACTCCACTTGTGGTCGCAAGAGAATTATGTGCTGGACAAGGTTCTAACGGAGGATACCGATGCCGATCAGTGAAGGTAGTTTCTATGTGCATGGCAATCTAGGCCGTGACTGGGAACGCAAAGAGATTACGTCCAAGGGACGCCCGACTGTTATTTACTCGAACAGTGTTGCGTATCAGGAGCAGAAGGATGGCCCGACTACTTGGGTGAACCTGACTGTGTGGCCTGATCGTGATGGCGGTGAGCTGCTTGGGCAGACGATTGCTCAGACGACGAGTAAGGGCACTCGTGTGTTGACTCGTGGCCCGATCCGGTTTGATAGTTATGTGAACAAAGATGGCGAACAGAAGGGTTCGTGGTCGCAGAATGTGTATGGCATCGGTGCTGAGATTCGTGCTCCGCAGAGAATGAGTGGTGCAGAGTTTGTAAATCTGCGTCCATCTGCTCAGATTGCTCAAGATGTTTATGAGCAGTCGCAGATGCCTAAATCGCATGAGCCGTTCTAAGAAAGAACATATTTGCGATTTACCTGTAGGTGAATGCGTTCAGGGGTCGGTCTATGTGCACGGTGAGGTGCGTGTAGTCCGGCCCCTTTGCCCTTGTTCGTGCCATTTAAAACCAGGAGAAAAGAAACGATAATGCCCTTGAAGAAAGAAGAAGCAGACAAGCTTGTTTACAAGTGCAAAATGCTTTGGAATAACCCATTCAAGATTACGTCCAGCACGTCGTTTGAGTGGGCGCAAGCTGCTGGCGATCTTGACCATGACGAAATTGATCGTGCGTTGGATTCGTTTGCAGAGCAAGGCGATAAGTTCCCGCCTTCAGTTGCAGAGTTGATGTCTCGCGCTAAGAGTTATCGTACGTCTAGGAAACGTCAGCTTGTTGGTGCTGTATGCAATTATTGTGGCGGTCCGTTCTGGTCTGGTGATGTTGGTCAAGAGCGAATTAAGCATCATTATTCGTGGTGTCATCTAGCTACTAGTGATGAGCGCGGGTCGTTTGTTCAGCACCAGATGCACATCGATGCTGTAGACAACGACGAGCATTGTCCTCCAGTTCAGCCTGCTAATGTTCAAGCTGTCCCTATGCCGCCTGAAGTGCGCACCAAGCTAAGGCTGATTATCGATGATCGAAAATCCTGACGAGTTTGAAATTGATTATTTGGGAGAACGGTATCGTCCTCTTATTATCATCGGTTGGGATACGTTCAAGAAGGCTCCTTGTGTGTCTATGGAAACACGCGACTGGGATAATCTTGATTACAAAGAAGAACAAATGGTGTTCGCAGCAGTTGCCGCTTTGGCTATTGACTTTGCTCCGTTGATGGAGTTGGAACGCTTTGTTGAAGGAGAAGAATAATGTCTAAAGAACGTTTCATTTTTGAAACAGATGAAGACTTGTTTGGGCCTGGAGAACATGACATCCGAATTGATGAGCATCCCGAAGATTGGGTGCGCAGGATTCTAGGATCGCGTCGTTACAGGTATTACCGAAACGGAACTTGATGGAATGGGATCTTAGTTGGCAGGATCATGCAGCCTGCAAGGACACGCCAACTAAAGTATTCTTTGATGTCGAATACAAGAAAAGGGCACTCGCTTTGTGTAGCAAGTGCCCTGTTCAAGTTGATTGTTTAAATTATCGTTTTGAAACGTTAAACGCGCCTGATGAAGACGCAGGGATTTGGGGAAATACAACCCCAGCAGAACGTTTCAGAATGCAAACGTAAGCTACACAGGTAGAGGGCCAATAGATTCTTCAAACTATTGGCGTGTAGCTCCTCTAACTCGGTTTGTGTATTCGCCGGGTTAGAGGTGACCTCTACTGCTTGGCTTCCTCACGGATCTTGCCAAGCAAAGCTTCCATATGTGGCGATTCATAGATGCCAGTCATACGGCCCTTCGCAATAACTTCACGCCAATGGTCAGGCGATTCAATGATCGCAGTACCCTCGCCAGGAATAGCAACCCGGTACTCGTCGTGTTTGGAATCGTAAGTCAGAAACATGCCTGAACTTTCTGGTAGAGGGCCGTCAACCCAGCCCGAACTTGTGAGTGCCTGGACATGCCACCACTCGCTACGAACGGTCTGCTTTAGACCCCACTTAGCGAGATACGGCTTGACCGCCTTGTCAGCCTGAGAACGACTCACGCCCCAAGGACGCTTCAAGTCTACAGCGTGGCCGTAGCCGTCCGCCTGCTCCATATGCCACGAGCCACGAGGCTTCCACGCATACGGAAACTTGCGGCTCGTACGCAGAATACGGTCAGGATTCGCAGCTAGGTTGCCACGTCCTGCCTTGTACTTGTCGTACAAAGCCTTTTGCTTTGAGTAGCGACGCACCGCAGGGTACGTCCCATACCGTTTCAACGCAGGCTCTGACAGCAACCCCCGAATACGGAACTCCAAAATAGGGTGAACCCCACGGAGGTTGGCGTCCAGCGACATCAGTCGTTCAGGTCAAGGTCGGTAGGCGCGTCGATGTTGACCATCGACGGGTTGCGTCCACCGATCGGCCCCTTGATCGCAGCGTAGGACTTGACGATGGACAGCAGGCCAGCGATGGCAGCAGCCTTCAGCGAGTCTGCCAGACCAACGTCAAGCATCCCAGCACCGTCAGTGCCGACAAGAGCAATAAAAGTCTGAGCAGCAGTAGATACAGCACGCTCGCAGGTGTCCTTAAACAAAGCAGTAGAAAGCATGTCTTCTAGTTTATTCAGTCTTGCTTCTAGAGTCCACAATTACGCCAAGAATATGCAGCGCAAGTGAACCGCCTGAAATCCAGAGTCCCCATTTAAGGGTGTCTCCAGACATGGTAATCAGGACAAGTCCTACGCCGCCTACTGTCCACGCAAGTGCGTAACTCTCAAAGAAAATCTTCTTAATCATTTTTTCTCCGAGTAGTAGGGGAAGAAGGTCCTCCTGATGTTGTCGATGTTGTTGGTACTGGAGCTGGCGTAGCAGGCCGTGCGGCGGCCGCTAATGCGATGCCAGCACTCTGAACAGCAATGATAACCCGCCGGTCCTCGACGGACACTGTGGAGCCTACAGGGACGTATTGTTCGGTTGCCCCAGCAAAGATGTTTACTTCTTGTTCGAATACTTCTTTGATTTCGTCGTCTGCTTCTTGGATAGCTTCTGCGACTTTTTCGATTTGAACGTCTGATAGCTCGTCGTAATCAATCTCTTCGATGATTTCTGCTGTGATTTCTTCAAAAGAGGGTAGGAGAGTCGTCGTCGGGGGGATCGTAGTGGGGGCCACGGTAGTTGAAGTTGTAGTCGTAGTAGGTGGCTGGGTCGTTGAAGTCGTAGGCGGGACCGTCGTCGTAGGCGGGATCGTTGTCGTTGGGGGAAGGGTCGTTGTTGTACTCGTAGTAGTGGATGTTGACGTGGAGGTGGTCGGCGGAATCGTCGTCGTCGGCGGCAATGATGTAGTGGTCGTGGTAGGCGGCACTGTCGTAGTTGTCGTGGGCGGTAAAGTGGACGTAGTAGTCGTTGTCGTCGTTGTTGTTGTTGGGGGCGCCTGAGTAGTCGTCGTTGGCGGGGGAGGCGGCAGGGTTGTAGTTGTTGAGGTCGTCGTCGTAGTGGTAGATGGCGGAGCCTCCGTGGTAGTGGTCACTGGGACCGTCGTAGTCGTCGGTGCAACCGTAGTCGTTGTCGTCGTTGTCGGTGCTGCGGTAGTAGTCGTAGTCGTCGTTGTAGTCGTCGTCGTAGTAGTCGATGTCGTAGTGGTTGTAGTGCTGGTTGAGGAAGTTGGGGTGTATCCGTCGGTTGACCATGTGACAGTTCCTGAGCCTGAAGGAATAGCTGTTCCATCTTCTTCTTGGTACGTTCTGAATCGCAAGACATAAGTTCCTGCCTCTGGAGTAAGGTGGAGCTTGGACCCATAACAGTTGTTGTTGTAGTTGTGATTTCCATCGTCATCGTCAGCCACGATATTGCCTTCTGAATCGAATAGGCGTAGCCACGGATCGATGGTTGTATTGAAATTAAAGGGGCAAGAAACGTTGCTGTCGAAAGTCACATGCAGCAGGGTTTCGCCGTCCAAAGTCATGGTGTGGTCCAAGTATGGCGTATCTGCATCAAGCGAAACGCTGTCAAATGCAGTTGCAGCAGGTGCGAACCATGCCGATATGTAAAAGAAAACGAGCAATCCTTTGCTCATTCTACGCCATTGCATTTAGGAAAATTATCACAAGGAAATTATGAGTAAAGCCCGAGACAAAGGAACTAAAGGTGAAAACGAAATCCTTGATTTATTGCAGAGAGCGGGGTTTGGTGACGCTCACCGAACCGAATCGTCTCGTGAAAGCCATGACATTCATTGCGAACCGTTTGTGGTCGAAGTTAAATTTGCAAAGCGGTGGATGCTATTCGAGTGGATACCGAAATTGCGCAGGGTGGCGCAAGACAGACCGTTCGTGCTGTTCGCTATCCACGGTGACCGCCGAACTCAGACGGGTTCCGAAGTCGGAAGGGTCGCAGTTTTAGATGCGGATTTTGCTGCTGAGCTTATGCGTCGTTACGCTGACGAGTTGCACGAAGAATAATCCCGTTCCTATCATGTCGCCTGAAGGCGTGAAGAAAGGCTTTGCTGGGGAAGTTACGGTTTCAACAGGAAACGCGGGTTCAATCCCCGCCACGTCCACAACAGTACCCGTTACGACAACAAGTACCACGACGACAACCACAACGACGACAACTACTACCGTCCCCGTTGTTTTCTTTGACGCTGTTGAGCGTTGGCGACCAGCCGTGACAGAAGCAGTTTTTGCATTCGGGGGTGACGAGGCTGATGTCCATCGCTTTCTCCGAATCATGCAATGCGAGTCATCTGGACGGCCAAACGCCATCAACCCAGATAGTAGCGCATCAGGTTTAATGCAGCATCTGCCCCGCTACTGGCCCGACCGGGCAGCAAAAGCAGGCAGGCCAGGGGCTAACGTATTCGACCCTTACGACAACATCTGGGTCAGCGCATGGCTAGCACTCGGACCGGCAGACGGACACGGCCGAGGATGGCACCACTGGGTGTGCAAATAAACTTGTGATATAGTTTTATCCCGTGGACGCAGCAACCGGGCTATTAGCAATACTAACTGTTCTTTTGTTACCTTGGATGGCCTGGGTAAGCAAAGTTCTGATTAGCATTCAGATTCGTCTGGCTCGTGGCGAGGAGAACTTTGATCGGGTTCGGGACACGCTAGACGATCACGAAGCCAGGTTGCGAGCACTAGAAGCGCGTTAGACATAATTAGGTCGAGCAGTAGGCTCAGCCACGCGACTTTTGCACCAAGAGCTGCAAGCCGTGCAACGATAACGTCGATACTCCATCGTTTTTGTGCGTCGCGTACCGTTTGATTCCATCGTGCCAGTAGCTCCGCATTGCGGGCACGCATCGGGGCGGTCGTCGTAAAGCGCCACGTTGGGATGGTTAGGAATCCAAGGAAGAAGACAGTTGTACAATTCTTCTGTGAGCCTGACATCTTGAATATTGTACTTCTTCATCAACGCCCAAGCTTTGTCGTCGCCAAACATGCAGTCACGCCACAAATCAAACCCTGTGTGCGGCGTTTTCTTACCGATCCCCAACGCCTCAGAAACGTGCGTGAGTTTATTGGACGGAAACTTGAACTGGGACCGCACCGTTTTCAACAGGTCAATGTCAACGTGAGGCGCAGCAGGCCCCAACCCAGCTAGCAAAAACTCTCGCTGAAGATGTTTCACATCAAACGCTTTACCGTTGTAATGAATAAGAGCGTCAGCTTCGGACAGTAGTTCATGTGCAGCCCGCACCATTTCGTCGTGGCCGTTGTGATAATCCGAATAGAACATCACTTTCTTTGCCCCGTGCCACTTCGCCGCAAACGAAATCACCGAACCAGTTTTCTCAATCTGGTTCAGACCCACATTCTGGTTCCATAACGACCAAATATAGGCCAAATTCGGCGACGTCTCGCAATCAATCACGAGCTTCTTCATATCCACAACCTCCCTGTCGTGTTGTGCATAAGTCTACGGCAACGTCAACAGCCGGACCGTCATGGTGCCTTCCCACCAGTCAGCATCATCAGCCAACCGGTCAGCACTGAACTGCACCTGATCGACAATCACATCGTCCGAATAGTTCCCTTCCTTGTACGGAACCACCGTCTTCGCAATCATCAACGTGCGGATAGCGTCGTAAAGCGCCCGAGGGTCCTGCGTCAACGCAGCACCATGGCCCCGAGAAGTAGCGACACGCTGCCTCAACACCAACGGCAACACAATCTCGTCAATACGAGTCGGAGCCGGGAACGCCTGCAACTGCCACGACTCCAACACCGGACCAACGGTGTTGTTCAAAGCGTCACGTTCCAACGTGAAGATCACGTCGTACTTGTCCGACAACGAGTAATCAATGTTGGCAGCAGCCCGGTCATTCAACGTCAACGTCGTCAACCCGACACCAGCACCGGTCACAAACCTGACTTTCAACGTGCCAGAAACCGCCGACAACAAACCGTTGTAAATGTAATCAGGGTCGTCGTAGGTAGTCCCAGACTGGTCATACGACGTAGCGCCAGTCGTCGCCAACGTCGCCCGCAAATCGGCCTTGATCGTCTGCAACACCTTGTCGAACAAAGAGTTCCAACGCACCGACCCGACATTCAACGTGCCAGACTCAACCCGCTCGTCGTCATGCCGTTCACCCTGCACACCATTTGCAGCGTCAACGAAATACGTTTTGCCGTCGACACGAGCTACCCACGTGACGTTCCCAGGCGACGCCTCAACAGACACCACATCCGTCGCCCACGCAGGCACCAGAGTGTCCGTAAACACCGACAGATCAGCCCGGTACACCTGGCCGCTAGCCGTCCCGAACCACACAAACCGGTCATCGGTAGCCAACGAGTACGCTTCGCCGCCGTTATCAATAACAGGTCCGTAGCTGACGCTGCCGTCCTGGTTCATCACAGCAACACGCAAACCCTTGCTTGTCGCCATAATCAACAGCCCGCCGTACGACTCAATTGCGTTGATCGTTTCGCCACGAGGTAAATCAGCAACCTGGGCAGGTTGATTCAACAAACCATCCGTGCCAGTGCTGCAAAAGAAGATCGACCCGATGTCGTCAGTGTTCGCAGCCGCATACACGCCAGTCGGACCGGCACACATATCGACCCACACCAACGCATGCTCAATACCTTGGAAATGAAGCGACCCGCTGATCGGCTGACCATTAGCGTCCAGCTCGGCAATGTGGTTGGCGTCTGCTTCGATCAACCGGCCTGACACAAACCGCAACACGTCAGGACGTTCCGAATGGCCCGTTAACGGCGAAGGCTGCGTCGTCGTACCGATCGTAGTGGTGTGCGGTTTCGCCGCAGAACCATACGCGATAAACACGGTTGATCCGTCCGACGTGAAATCAACAATCGTCAAAGGGCTAGCAAGCGCCGTAACAGCCGTCCACGTAGGCGACGCCGCATCAAAGTCGGTCGAGTAGTACAGGTCAGTGCCCGACGCCACATACATGTAATCGGTGCCGTTCGAGACGAACACCTTCATGATCACGTCGTTGCCAGTGTTGCCCTTGTCCACCGTCTTCGGCAGCAAAGACACCTCGCCCTTCGTCCAGACATCAACTCCAGACGACGTGTAAAACCTGCGACGATCCGAATCCGCATTGTCCAGGAACGGCTGCCCAGCACCGTACGACCAGTCCGTCTGCGACCTGATCCACATCTGCGTGTTCAACTGCTGCTCGCCAGCCTCATCCGACGTGTCACGCTGCTCACGCAACACAGGAATCGTCGTGCGACTGTAGCCCTCGACATCAACCATGAACGACGTGCCGTCAATCGATACCGGCAAGTACTCGGCAGTGCTCATGGCTTACACCCCTCGGTAAATCGAAGTTTGTGTCCTGCCTCCAGAACGAGTCCAAACAGCCGGATACTGGCCGTTCAACCGGGTCGCTTCAGCGTTCATACGGTCCAGACGCAAAGCCCGCAGATCCCGCATCGACGCCGACACGGCACCAGGCGGCACCTCATCAGCCATACGCGACGAACCCTGCTCGTCCAGAAACTCGCGACGGATAGGACGCGACGACATCAGCCGCAACGCCGCACCCAGCACCGGCAGGTCGTACGCTTCAGAATGCAGCCCGGTCGTAGACAGCGCCGTAGTAGCCGAAGCCAACGTCCCGAACCCGGTCTTGTACAAGACACGTACCGTTTCACCAGGCCACGCATCCGAATGCAGAATCAGGCCGTACCCCGACGGAAACGCTGACGTGTTCCGGTCACGCCGCAACGCATACTCGGTAATCGCAGGCTCTGACGCCTCCGACCCAGGATCCGAATACGTCACCTGATAGATCGACAGGATGTCGTCGGTGACGCCGGTCAGGTCGTAGCCGTCCTGCGCTGCGTTGAACGTGACCTCAACCGTCTTGATCTGGAACAGGCCGTTCTGCGGCGACGACAGATCCCGCAGCTCGTGGTTGAGCGCGTCGAGGATCTGGTAGGTCGGGAACTTCGGGTTGATCGTAACCAAAGCACCCAAAGCGTGCGTTGTTGCCTCAGACCCCTTGTAGCCCCGAAGCACAGTCGCAGCACCCGACGTCACGCTAAACACGTACATCAACTCTGCGCCGACCTCAATCGTCGCACCGGCCACAACCCCAGCAGGAGAAGTAGACGGCAACGCAAACGACACCACAGTCTCCGTAGCGTTCAGCGCAGCACCAAGCGTCGCCTGCTCTTCTACATAGTCCGTGAGCAACAAATCACGGGTTTCGTCAATCCAAGTCTGAGCAGTCACTGGATTATATCCTTAATCAAATTCTTATTACGCTTGCGATTATTTGCGTTAGAAAACGCTTGACCCGAGTTTACCTCAAAACTTTCTTCTGCTCTAGACTCAAGTTTAGCAGAACCATTAATAGACGGCGGCTGCACACCGTTCTGACGCAAACGCTTGTACGCGTCCATATCAGCCACCTTGTCCTTCTCAGCCTGCTTCGTCGCAGCAAGATCAATCACGTTGTTACGAGACGGCACAGCAGACGGCGACACATACGGCATCCCCATCATGCGGCCCATCACCGCACCACACTCCAAACAATGCATCTCAGGGTCTTCATCAAACCCGTGCACCGTTTCTTCAACCGCACCGCACACCTTGCACCGGTAGTCATACCTCGGCATCAGTTCACCTCTACTGAATATCCAGCCGCGATCAACGCGCTCAACTCTGTCGATGTTAGATCATCCGGCGATTCATGCCCGCCAAACAACGTGCGACTAACCAAAGCCGGATCGGCAGGCTGACGGGTCGTTACTGAACCAGTCGTCAAAATAAACACGTTGCGG